TTGATAAGTCTGATATTATTGTTACTTTCTCACCTTTCAATTTTAGCTCAGTCATTTTTTTTGCCAAGGCAATACGATAATTGCGCTCTGACTCTGCATAGTTTTCAACTAAGCCTCTTTGCTCGCCAAGCTTTGATACCAGCCATCCAGCCTTTTCCATTAACTCTTTTTCAAGTTGTGGTATATCCATTTCTTATGACCTCTTAACAAATTCTTTCATAAACTGTTTGCATTGATCGAGACTTAAGTCTTTAGGAATTTTGTCTCCTAGTTTAAGATTTACCCATACGATGCCGAATAAATCAGGATTTGTTTTCTTTGCGTCTCTCATCTTTCTTATCATGAGGTTCTTTTCTATATCCTCCTCTGTCTTTGCTGGCTCAGGCTGTGTGAGAGGTGCCTCTTTTTGTTTTGTGGCAGTGGTGCCTTGTTTTGGGGCTTGTGTGGTGTTTCTATTGTCCCTTGTATCTGCATCTTTTACATCATCTAAAAGAAACAGGCCGTTAAGGGCATATTTCCTTGCATAAGAGGAACAACTACCAGTAAGCTGTGCAAGGTCCATACCTTTTTTATTTTCATCTTCCCTCGCATATGCGGACACAGACTCAGACTCTTCGCCGGCTTTAATAGTTGCCGTTGCCTTAACATAAATCCTTTCACCTACTTGAATTATATCATCTGATAGGGTCAACGTGGCATCACCTAAGAGGGGTTTAACTGATGCTAGTATGTCCTCACATGACCTATATTTAAACTTGCCGAAAGAATTATATTGATTTTTGGGAACATTAAGATCTTTTTGTATTTTATTGAGTATCTTCATTGTTCACAACCTCCTCATAATCTTCCCATTTGTAAATCATACACCTGCAACATAACCCCGTTGCAATCTCATCAGGGCTTATTAATATTTGTCCGCACTCACATGTTGGGTGGTCGTGATAATACTGGTGAGATTCCTTTCGTTGATCCATAGCTATCTCCTTATATATAAAATTAAGTTTTACCACACAACACTATCAATAAGCATTTTGTATCCGCAATTAGGGCATTCTACTATCTCACCCCATTGTTCTTTGCCCCATGGTTCGTCGTCAGGCAATAGCTCTTTATAGATATAATCTTCTTCAGTAAGATTTTTGATATCAAGCAGGTTAAAAGGCTCTTGACATTGTGGGCATTCTACCATCACATATACCCCTAATTCAGCATCAACTTTTTTTAGCATAACTCCCTCCCTAAACATAAAAGGCCCTCCGGTGTACATAGTCGCCAAACTATACCGGAGAGCCTTTGAGTAAGTTAAATTGTATTGGCGACTATGTAAAGATTATTTATAACGTTTTGGTGCGTTGGTGTCAATCTTTAAAAGCTATCATTTCTACTGGGAGGCTTTTAATTGTACCATCATCAAGCTCAATGATTGCTATTGAAAAATTTCCAGGTCCAGTTTCGAAATCTTCATAATCAAACCCGAATTCATGGAATGTCCCCTCCCCAGCAAGGACCTTATCAGAAAAAGACTGCCCCTCTACTCTAACGTATTTATAAAAATCAACTCTTCTTTTAGCCAAAACTATATCTCCTTATTTAGTGGTTAAAAGCTGTTAGTAATATTTTTTACAACTTTAATTGCATCTTTTTTATCTATCGATTCAAATGCTTTCTCCATAGCTTTCCACCCCTCGTCTGTGTCGTCATGGGTCAAAGCAACAGAACAAACACCTAAACCATCAGGGATGCAATAAAATCTTATTTCTGGGTTACCATTATGATCCATATCACTCTTGACCAGGATCTGACCCAATTCATCGTCTTCATAGAGCTTTGCAAACTTTCCCATATTATTCCTTATTCTCCTCTTCTACCTTCATAGCTATTGCTAGCCCTATTAAGGCTACTATCCAGGCAGAAAAAAGGTAATACTGGTATTCTGATATAAATTCAACCATATTATTCCTCGACCAGGTCATTGTAAGGATCTTTGGTGAGCACTTCCAGTATATCCAGATCATTCACATAGTGTTGTATAGCCCCTGGATCCACAAGGCCATTTAGCATGCATACAGAGTGATTCTTGAGCTGATTAAGTCCCTTCACGATAATGTGAAGCTCTTTTTCTGAGATCTCTCTTAATTTTGGCATATCTTATCCCCCTTTTTATATAGACCTATTTCTGCCATCTCTTTGGCATAGCATTTTGGGCATATACCATGGCTCGTCTCAGTCTTGCCCTGCCCATCTTTAAACCCTATTAGCTTTTTACACCATGCGCATTCTATACGCATGCTCTTTTTTTTGTCTGCCATATCCTCTCCTTTTTAATCCCTGCCCTCCCTCCGGTGCGCTTAGACTCTTATCTGTGTAGGTCTGTGTGGCTGTCGTAAGGTTGAGCAGGGTTTGTGTTTAACTTGGCTCCCATTATACATCATCAAGAAAGTGTGTCAACATGTTTTTATTATTTTAGTAATTATATTTTTACTATTGACATAATATCCCCATAGTAATATAGTTGGGAAAACTTTAAGGAGGATTACACATGACATTAGATGAGTGGCGAATTGCAAAAGGGTATACGGTAAGTGAGCTGGCATTGATTTTGAGGAGAAAACAGCCTGTTGTTTTTACTTGGACCAAGGGCGTTAAGGGGCGTAAGGTCACGCCTACATTCGACAATATAAAACATATAAAAAAGGTGACAAGGGGTAAGGTCGGCTATAACGACTGGGACTAAACAATATTAAGCGGAAAATAAAAAGGAGAGCGCAAATGATTAGCTATGTGTACTGCGGCAACTGCAAAAAATGGGACACTGAAGAGTGCCCAGATTTTAGTGAAGTAGTTGAGGGATCAAATTATATTATGTGCGACAAATATCAACCACAGAGGTATTTTGTACTATGCGGTGTTAGACACACAAGCAATGATGGTGAATTCAGGCTAAACTCAGATTATGAAATCCTGGAGCGGGAAAATAAGATGCTCAAGGCTATGCTAAAATGAGAAAAATAATAATGCATCTAATAATTCTAGTAGTTAATTTTATTTTTATTAACTTATGTTTCTATTTCTTTTCAGATTCTTTATCCATGTTTTGGCTATTTGCATATCTTAATGGGAACATAAGCGCTTATATATACGACTATAGGAGATTAACTAATGACATACAGTACAAACCCACCTGATGACATGGATCCACCAAATCCATACTTATCATGTAAATGTGGCTGGTCTGGAGAATTGAGCGACCTGGAAGAGCTTACCGATTTATCAGATATAGCACACTGCCCTGGATGCGGTCATGTAATATGGCCTGGGCTGTATCAGTGGGTGGAGGATGAGAAAGCGGCCTGGAGCGAATATCAATTATAGGAGACTGTAATGAACAATATCGAATACACGGAACACCTAATCAAAAAGCAGGAAAATGAGATTCTTGAGGTGTACTTAGATTCAAAGGGTGTTCCTACTGCTGGAGTTGGACATGCTTTTCATGCAGGATCAAAGATCACTCAGGAGATTTCAGATAAACTCTTTGAGATGGACCTGCACATTGCTTATTTTGACTGCTTAAAATTTAAATTCAAATTTAACATGGATCTGGACGGACCAAGAGAGGCCGTCATTATTAACATGTTGTTTAACATGGGCTATGGCAAGACGTGTAAATTTAAGCGCATGATATCTGCCATTAAATATAAACTTTACAGCCTTGCTGCCTTTGAGATGTTGGACAGTCAATATGCAAATGACGTCAAAGATAGAGCTGATGAGCTTGCGGAAATTATGGAAACGGGAGAGATGAAATGTTAAGAGAAACTAAATACTCATTTAAAGACGAAGATCAGACAATATGGGACCTTTTAACTTTTACCATGATCGTACTCAGATCTGACATAAGTTTAAACCCAACACGACCTGATGCAATAGCCCTATTTACCTGGCTAAGCTGTATCTACAACATCAACCAAACAGAAAAATGGTATATAAAAGGAGCTGAATAATGTCAAATAGAGCGAAATGTAATTGTTGTGGAAGTATGGTGAATTTTAGGCGCGAAGATTACCTTGATGAATCAGACTATTTTGAATCTGGCGATATGCCTGATGCAACTGAGGAACTATGCGAATTTAACAACAACGCAGAAGACATTGCCTACGAGTTAGCATACACACGATACGCCCTGGCAAAACTGGAGCGGGAAGTTAAAGGAATGAAAGGAGTGGAGTAATACTTATATGTAAGATGTTTAATGAACAAAACCACTTAACCCCCAGACCTAAGAAAGGAGAAGGATAGTATGATAAATCAAATATGCCCACACTGCCAAGAGCTGATTCCTCCAGAATGGGTACAACAAGGTGGACTTCATCTTGCTTGCTTTGAAACCGAGATTGACGTTTGGTTTGTGTCGCTTCCTAACGATCCTGAAAGTGGATATTGCGAAGCAAATTTAAACAATATAACAGAAATGCTAAAATACGCAGAAGATCCGTATTTAATTACAAAAAAGAAGATGACGGCTGGAGAATATCATAATTTGCCAGAATTTAAGGGCTTTTAAGAAAGGAGAAGGATAGCATGGAAGAATTTATAATATGGATAAAGACAGTTGACTCAACACCAGAGGCTATTATTGTAGCAGGATTTTTGATTACAATAGGATTGATTTTACACGGGATTTCCGGCTGACAAAAATAACTAAACCATTTGACACACAGCCTTAAGAAAGGAGAAGGATAGCATGGAGAAAAAATGTAAAAATTGTATTTTTGCGAGATGGTATTTAACACCTAATGGTAATCCTAGACATTCATTGCCTGGGGAATGCACATATAAAATCCCCCCTCTGCCAGATCTGCCGGAGGCGATGCAATATTTTTTGAAGAGGTCATGTTGGCCTCCAAAGTCAAACGGTATTTGGGTCAATGACAACTCAGGTGCAACATGTAATTGTTTTAAACCAAAGATTGACACACAGCCCTAAGAAAGGAGAATAGTATGAATCGATATATGTTTAACAAGTTTAATGAAGAGTTAGTAAGGATAGATAGTATCATATTATTAGCAGGATGTTTATCAAGAACTAATATTAATATACCTGATAAGCTGAGAGAGTTTCTTGAAGAAACAGACTTTGAAGTTATATCACGATGCTTTAGTAATGATTTACCAGAACATATAAGAGAAGAATACCAAAATGGAAACCCTGACATTGAATGCATTATTGATAGTCTTATCGATAGTGAAAAACTTGGATTTCTTATACAGGTTTCAACCCCTACATGTTATCCAGGTGAGCGTGTTTCTTGGTTTAGATATAGGACTAAATGGTTTTATGGTCAAGACTTAGACTTTTTAATTGAAATAGGGTTTAAATGGGCAGCAGAACAGAAAAAAGAAATGCAAACAAAACCCATTGACACACAGCCCTAAATAGGCTAGTATTGACACTCTCAAATAAATAAAGGTTAGGGCATGAAAACACAAATTACATACACAAAGAGCTTGGAAGCTGTCTCCCGTAAGGGCCAGAATCACCTACCTAACCAACTGGTGATTGAGACTTCCAAGCTCTTTTTTTTATGGGCTTATAATGAGTGAAGGCTATATAAAAATTCATAGGAAAATACTTGAGAGCAGAGCATGGGCCAATGATGGGCTTTTAAAAGTTTGGCTATGGTGTCTACTGAAGGCAAATTACAAAGAAGCATGGGTTACTGTTAAAACTGGACGTTCAGAAACAGAGGTTTTTATTAATCCAGGACAATTCATATTTGGTAGGATTTCAGCAGGTAAAGCTCTTAAAATGCCGCCATCAACAGTTTGGAAGCGAATATTAAAATTAGAAAACATGCAAAATTTGAACACCGAAAGGAACACCCATTACACCCTTATTTCAATAATAAATTGGGATACTTACCAAGACGGGAATAAAAAAAGTGACAACAAAGGTGACAGGCAAGTGACAGGCAAGGAACAACCAAGTGACACAAACAAGAAAGAAAAGAAAGAAGAGAATAGTATTATATGTAATTCTAGCGAATCACCAGAGCAGCAAGACTTGTTTGAAGAGATAGTGATCCAACCTAATAAAATACCTAAATGTCCTCAACAGAAAATAGTAAACCTTTGGGCGGAAAAAATGCCTGATTTACCTCAGCCAAGAGAATGGGGTCAAGAAAGGCAATCAAACTTAAGGGCCAGGTGGAACGGGTCTGAAGAAAGGCAAAATATAGACTGGTGGGTAAAGCTTTTTAATTGGATTAGGGAGAGCGACTTTCTTATGGGAAGGGTTAATCAAGAAGGAAGGAAACCTTTTGTTTTAAAACTGGATTGGCTTGTAAAAAACTCTAATTTTTTAAAAATAATAGAAGGAAATTATCATGAATAGAATAGCTCCCCACGACATAGAAGCAGAACAGGGACTTTTACATATAATGATGTCAAACCCTGATTTGATAAAAATAATATCAGGATCTATCTCACAATCAGATTTTTACAGGGAAGGGCACCAGTTAATATTTGAGGCTATGTGTAATATTGAGAATGTAGACCTTTTTTATATAAAAGATTATCTGTCACAAAAAGGTAAATATGATCTAGCTGGTGGGGATGAATATATTGGATCATTGGTTGGCATGACTTATCCCAGAGGGTCTTATAAGGGGGCTATTGAACTCCTTAAGGATCGCAGTAAGAAAAGACAGATGATAATCCAATGCATGGCTATACAGGACCACTGCTTTTCTAATTATGAACTAGAAGAAATAGAGCCAAATATAAAAGACCTATCAGAGATCAGCCATAGGACAGAGTATAATAACCAGTATGATCCCAAAGATTTAGCCCATAGGATGCTTGAATCTATTTTAGATGGTAAGGGCATGGACGGTTACACAACTGGCATTGAGCAAATAGATATGCATTTTAGATTAGAGAATGGCACCGTTAATGTAATTGCAGCAGAGTCGGGTGTGGGAAAATCTGCATTATGCTTTCAGATATCAATGCATGTTGCAGAAAAATACGATGGTTTAGTTTTGTATTTTAGTCTCGAATCATCAGATAAGGCCATTGGTTTAAGGCTGATTGCACATAAATCAAAAATACCACTCACAACTCTTAAGCGTAAAAATGTAGATGGTCAAGAAAGCCGTATCTATGATGCATGCAATAATCTTGCAAGTGGTAATTTAAGAATAATTGATGATACCAAATTTTGCCAGTGTAAACACATAGAATCTTTTTGTCACAAGATGGCCCTAGATAATAAAATATCAATGGTTGTTATTGACTTTCTGCAGGACATGGAAGAACCAGGGTCACAGTCTAGGCATCTTGAGATAAGCAAAATATCAAGGGATATATCAGGGCTTGCAAAAGATCTTAATGTACCTGTTATTGAAGTATCTCAGCTTACAAAAGGTTTTGATGGTAGGCCAGAGCTTAAGCACCTTAAAGAGTCCGGAGATATACGGAACAATGCTGATAATATCCTATTTATTCATACTCCAGATTCTTTTCCTGTCGAATATCCTGTTGAGGTCTTTCTCGCCAAGGGTAAGGACACAGACAGGTTTTCAGAGTTTCTTAATTTCAATGGTAATTTCCAGGAATTTACCCATGGAGATGAGGATAGTTTTAATATTGCAAAGGCTGGGAAAAAGACAATATTTAATAAAGGTTTCGGAGGTTAACCATGAAACAAGTAATGACACAAGAGGAATATATAGCCTATCTCAAGCGTAAAGCTAGGGCCCTGGAAATGGATTATGTTAATATGCTGGAGCGGAGAGCTTATTTAAAATATCAGGATAAGTGTTTAAAGGAGGGTAAATAGGTGAAAACTGACCTGCTAGATATTAGAAACTGTGACTGTATGGACCTGTTAAGGCAAACACCAGACAACTATTATCAGCTTTGCATTTGTGATCCTCCTTATGGGATTGATTGTGGAGATCAAAGGAGGCAAAAATCAAGAACAAAGCTTGCTAAAGCTAAAGATTATCATTATTCAGGTTGGGATAAGGATCCTGTATCAGGCGAAGTTTTAAGCCAAATATTAAGGGTTTCAAAAAATCAAATATTATGGGGTGCGAACCACTACATATCTAAAATACCATTTGATTCACCTTGTTGGATCGTTTGGGACAAAGACAATGGGGGCACAGATTTTGCAGATTGTGAATTAGCTTATACCTCTTTTAAAACTGCAGTTAGAATGTTTAAGTTTAGATGGCATGGAATGCTGCAGGGTAACATGAAAAACAAAGAGATTCGTATTCACCCAACACAAAAACCTGTTGCCTTATACAAATGGCTCCTTAGTAACTATGCCAAAGAAGGCGACAAGATACTTGACACCCACATGGGCAGCGGATCAATAGCAATAGCATGTCACTATATGGGTTTTAATTTAACGGCCTGTGAGCTTGATCCTGATCATTACAAAGAGGCATGTGAACGCATAGACAGAGAAACAAGGCAAATAAGTTTTTTATAATAAATGAGGGTAAAAAATGAAGGGTAGAAATATAGACTGGCCAGGATTAGCAAAGAAAAATGGGTTTAAGGATCCTGTAACAATGGTTGATGAGCTAAGGGCTGAGTTCGGGACTTTACAGACTACAGCAGAGTTTTTAGGCATGTCAGTGTATCCGTTGAGCAGGTTTATCAAGAAACACAAGCTGCAGGTTAAACGCAAATGTAAATTTTGCGGGCAAACATTTTTACTCCAGGACAAAGCGCATAACAGAGAGATTTGCTATGATAAAGAGTGCATAGCCAAAAAAAAAGACGAGCGTAGGTTGATGAAACTAGAGTGGAAAAAAAGGAATTGTGCTGCTAATAAATCTTACAGGAAAAATGGAAGCAACGAAACAGGACGTAAATGTATAAAATGTGGGGCACCAGTGACATACCCTAATATGTTCAGGTGCAACGATTGTCTTGTAAAATTAAGAGGTAGGACCGCAGATATGTATGATGCCTATGGAGAGCAATCAGGAGCTTATATATAATGGCAGGTAAATCAAATACAAGCAGGACCCTGGAATATTTAAGAGCTGAAGGGCTTGAGTGCGGAATAGTTGAGCGGTTCAACCAATATGGCGGTAAATTTGGCATTAGGCAGGATTTATTCGGGATTATTGATATTATTGCCATTGCGCAGGGTCGGTTGGTAGGAGTGCAATCATGCGGTCAGGCATTCAGCGAGCATGATAAAAAGATCATGGCCAGTGAGTTTTCTCTAAAATGGATAGAGGCAGGGGGGGAGCTGGTATTGATAGGTTGGCGTAAAGTCAAAAAAAAACGTGGTGGTAAGCAGATGATATGGAAGCCAAGGGTAAAGGAATATTCCAAACTTGATTTTTATAAGATTATTCAGGAGGGGAAAAAATGAAATACTTAATAATAAAAATATTGATAATGTCTGCTATCTGGTACCTTATCTTGTGGGCCTTTGCGTTTGATGGTCCTGCATATGGTATGGATGTCACTCTAAGCTGGGATCCGAATCAGGAACCGGACCTTGCAGGGTATTATGTTTATTACGGTCTATCATCTGGTTATTATGCTCCTGATCCTGGATCCTCTGCAAGGAGTTATGCTCTAGGAGGTAAGGTTTTCAACGCAGCATTCTTGTCAGGCACGTCAATCCCCAAAGATTATACAGATATCAGACTTAATGGACTACCTGACCAAACACATTACTTTGCTTTGAGCGCCTTTGATGGACCCATTGCAGGTGTTGACTCTGTGATATCTGGAGAGGGTGAGCTCTCCGATGAGTTTTTTTGTGAGCACGAGATTGTCATAGATAGCAGGACCATAGAGGTGGCATGGTCGGCTCATGATGTAGGCAGCGGTGTTTCTGTGACTGAGCTATGGTTTAAGGGGGTAGAGGGAGAGTGGCAGGATACAGGACAGGCTCAGGTAGGGGAGAGCGGTGTTTTTTATCTTGATATTGATGAAATGGAAGATGGAGAGTATTTTTTAATGCTCAAGGCTGTTGATGTCGCTGGTAATAAAGGTACCGGTGTGAGTAGGCAGGTTTTTATTGACTCAGTGCCTCCAGAGGCTGAGATTTTAAACATTATAATCCATTAAAAAAGGAGATCGGAAAAATGGAAGAATCGGAAAGAGGAGAGGAGCAGACAAAAACTTGCAACACCTGTGCTATACATAGTAATACACCATGTCAATTTAAGAGTATTTGTGGGTCTGATAAGCAGCACTGGCAAACGAAGAAAAAATACTGGCCAGAGCCAAGGGATGAAGAGCCAAAAACAAAGAGGGTTGCTGTGATTTGGGTTGGTGAAGTTGATGAGGACATTATTAACGATAAATCTTTGTCTTATAGTCTGGTGTGGAACCTGCCGGATGAATTAGATGGAGATTACATATCAGATGTTGATTTGATTGATGCTGACCGAGTAGAGTTTGTTGTTAAAAATGGGGTTACTGTGTATACTGTCAAAAGGTGGGAAACCATATCACAGGTCATGGCAGCCATGCCAAAACGCAACGCATTTACCAGTAAAAATAGGTATATTGGCGCAGTTAAAAAATGGATGCCAAGACTTGAGGCAGCTGAAGAAAGGGAGGTGTAGTATGGAAATAGAAATTTTTAAATGGACTGGTTTTGTAGTGTGGTGGACAATTTGTATTTGTACTGTTGTGGCTTGTATAGTTGCTCCGATTATTACATACATTATGTCAAGCAGAAAAATGAAAAGCTGGATGATAGCAAGTAATTTAAAAGATTCCGGTCTAACAAAGGAGGATGTCAAGTGGATTTATCATGGAGTACATTACGACGCCTTTACAAAATCAAAACCTGACTATGATGAGATCTGGAAGTTTATAGAATTGGCGATGGAAAGGTGCAGATCCAGAGAAATGTTAAACAGGGGGGAATGATATGCAGAAATTTGTGAGTTTTTTTATGCCTTTTTTGATAATACTTCTCATTGTTGTATTGGCACTTCTTTTGATGTCTTATAAAAAATCAAACGGTTACGTAGATCATGTCAAAGGAAGTAATATTTTTTATTTTGAGGCTGACCGAATAGACGTTTATTGCAGCGGTGAGACTGAGTTTATGATTATAGAGAGGTAAAAAATGGATGCCAAGACTTGAGGCAGCTAAAGAAAGGGAGGAATAAAATGACAAATAGCCATGGAGGAAAACGCAAAAACGCAGGAAGGCCCAAAACGGGCAGGGTTAAAGTAGGGTATACCATCACGCCTGAATCTTTTGAGATGCTTGATAAGATGTCTGTTGACTACCTCAAGTCAAAGGGCGAGGTTTTAGACCTTGCAATAAGTGTGCTGTTTACATGGGGCAAGGAAGGGCCTCAAGTATGATGTTCCCCAAACCCAAAACATACAGGTCAAAAAAGTACCTTGATTTTATAAGGTCAAAACCTTGTATAACATGCGGATCACATGATACATTCCCTCATCATGAGGCCATGGGCTGTGCAGGTAAAGGTATAAAGGCACCTGATAGTTATACTCTGCCTATGTGCGCTAAGTGTCACAGATTCAGACATGATACAGGGTTCTCTTTTTGGGATGAGCAGAATATTGACGTCAAGATGGAGATAATCAAACTATTAACTGAATATTTACAGGTAAAAGGTCTGTAGATAAAGGCATTGACCAATCATAGGTAATTTAATATAATATGTTTTATTTTAAATTGAGGAATATATCATGAAATATAATGTTTTGGATTTAAAAGAATCATACTCAGGAAACCTAATCACCATTTCTGGGACATTCCAGATCCTGGATGATGATAGTAACGAGTTGTGGAGCAAAGGTATCTCTGAGAGGCTGAATGTCAATGCTCCTGGAGGTGTCCAGGCTGCAAAGGAAAGACTCCTAGCCCAGGCGCAGGATATCAAGAATACATACATCAAAGTCATGGGGAAAATGGTTGCTGAGACTGGCAAAAGCTCCGTTGGTGAGATGCTTGCTGATGTTTCGGAGTTTATTAGCGGGGGGATTAAATAATGGAATGTTCCGGAATATACGATGATGTTAAAGAGTTTGTTGCCTTAGAGAAAATTGAAGAGATGAGGGATCTCCATTGTCCAAATAAACCACCTTTAGGAGTAGAGTTAAATACATCACATCCACTTGCTAAGGGGCTTGTTGGTGTATTAATTTTGAATGAGGGGGTTGTGTAATGCCTATTAAACCAGCATGGACTGAAAACCAATCATTAGTCGCAGCGCAAACTTTGACTGCTTCTGGAACAGATACAGATGATCTTGATATAACTACAGGAGGGTATGATTTAGTAGATATCCAATGGAAAGGCACCTTCAATGCATCAGCTTCAGAGGGCTGTACTATAGAGATTCTGAGCTCTTCTGATAGCGGTACCACTGAGGATACTATACCAATATTCTCAATAGAGGTGAGTGTGGACGCTGGAGCTACATCTGTAATTACTATCCCTGTAAAGGACCTTTCTTATATTGCTGTCAAACGGACAAACAATGATAGCACGTACTCTATCACAAACGAGACTATCATTTACTCTGGCCGATATTGGGAGTCCACATAGTGTCTTGGACAAAACCATATAGAGGTACACAGCTCAATAAAACACACCCACTTGCTAGGGGGCTTGTGGGTGCGTGGATTATGAATGAGGGGGTTGGAAGTTTAGTTAATGACTCTATTGGGTATAGTGATGGATCAGTATGGCGAAATGTCCCGGTATGGACTCCAGACGGAATACTATTTGATAGCACATTAGACCAAAGAATTGATATAACATCTCCTGGTATCGGGGCAATCGGTGTCAGTAATTATACTGTGTTTGCGACTGTGACACAAAAATCAGTAGCTACAAATCAGGGTTTAATTGCTTTTGATAACTATAACCCCACATGGGTAATAGATGCTAATGGGACTCTCAGAATATATGACGGTGGGAATAAGGGCAACACTACACTCTCTGTCTTTGATAATGTTAAAACGTCTGTTGCGTGGGTTAGGAATAGTATAGCATCTGGGGGGTTGTCACAATATGTAAACGGTGTTAGAGACTTAAATAGTTATACCCATTCGGACTCAATATTATCGCCAACCACACTAGTGTTTGGATCGGATAGGGTAGGTGGCACAAACACTACATATAACGGCATAATACATAATGTTTATATATTCAATGTAGCCTTAACACCATCAGAAATATCACAACTCCACCAAAACCCATACGCCATGTTCCAGCAACCAACACCTGTGTGGATGATGGGGGATAGTGGGACGCCGACAGGCTACACTTTAGAGGCTGACCCAGGAGCATATTCTCTTGCTGGTTCTGATTCAAGCCTTTTGTTTAATAGGTTAATTAATGCTGATAATGGAAGTCTAGCTATATCAGGACAGGATACTACCCTTTTATATGACAGGCTTTTGTCTGCCGAGGCAGGGACTTTTTCTTTGCTTGGGCAGGATGTGTCTTTATTATATAATAGGTCTCTTTCTGCTGATAGTGGAGCCTATACTTTAACTGGTCAAGATGTCTCATTGTTGGCCCAAAGGATTTTGACATTAGAATCTGGAAGCCTAGAGATATCAGGGCAAGATACAAGCCTTTTGTTTAATAGGTCTATTGGTGCTGATAGTGGAGCTTATTATGTTTCTGGCCAAGACGCTTCCTTAATCAAAAACTATATTTTAGGATGTGATTCAGGCGATTACACCCTATTAGGATTTGATGCAGATTTAATATACAATTCTTCTGATTTAGGAATAATCGCTGAATCTGGATCTTATGCAATTTCAGGATTTGAAGCAAACTTGAGATACAACAGAGTTTTAAGCCTAGATCCTGGAGAAATAAACTTATCAAGCCAAGACGCAAGTCTGCTATTTAATAGGCTGTTGACATCTGCCAGTGGTAGTTTTAATATATCAGGACAGGATGCAGATCTTTTAAAGCATTTTGTATTATCATTGGAAACAGGATCTTTTAATCTGGTCGGTTCTGATGTAACATTAACATGGTCAGGTGAGACACTTCCTAGTGGTGAGTTGATAATCACTTTTTCAACTAAAAAGCCTACTTCTAGTTTTGGGTCAAAAACACCAGGTACAACATTTGGATCTAAAAAGCCAGACATAACAATATCAATTTAACAGGGGGACAACATGGCAACATATAACAAGTTTCAAGATTTTAACCTTCAGGTCGGAATTGGAACACACGAACTCCAGGCAGCTGGGCACACACTCAACGCATACCTAACCAATGCCACGCCAGACGCAGCACTGGACACTCAGAAAGCAGATCTTGCAGAGATCACAAATGAACACGGTTACACGGCTCCTGTTGACATCCAGAACGATTATACTGAGACCGCAGGTGTTGGGTCACTGACCGGGGTTGACATCACTATAACGGCATCAGGTGGCACAGTCGGTCCATTCCGTTATGTTGTAATATACAACGATACGGCAACTGATGACCCTCTTGTATGCTGGTGGGATTATGGATCATCAATCACGCTTCAGGACGGTGAGTCTTTTGATATAGACTTTGGGACATCAATCTTTACTTTAACATAGGTGTATCATGACTTCCATAGGATCAGTAGCAGAGGGCAGCACAATAGTCGTTACTATAGATGTGGAAGACCAGGAGGGATCAGAGCAGATCCCAAAGACTGGGGTTTATACTCTATTGGATAGTAGGGGCAACATTATAAACAGTCGGAGAAAGGTTGCCATATCCCCTCTGTCAGCATCCATGGAGGTGGGGTTGACTGGTGATGATCTACAATCTAATCTTATTCCTGATACAGCAATCACTTTTATTTTTGAGGGGACCTATGACACTACTATCAATGGTGTGGTGGTCGAGGATATGAATATTAGAGAGGAAAGCCCGATTACCATTGAGGATATAAGGGAGATACCAGCAGCGTAGATTTTAATCTAAAGAATGAAAAGGAGATAGGATGGAAGAGAAAACAAAGAAAGTGGCTGTTATAGAGTTTTTTGAGGTTCCTGAAGATGTGGACGATATTAATATTTCGTGGGAATCTTTTACCTCGATAGGTGGGTTAGGCAATGTTGATGTTGTTGATATTGATAGACTCAGGTATGGAGTGGTCAAAGAGGGCGATACTTTTTTAGGCAGATCTAAAGAGGGTCATAAGCTACGTAAAGCCAAGTTGGACGGCAAGCCAGCTACAAAGAGGCTTATCATTGACCCACCAAAACCAGAGCTTGAAACGCTTGAGCAGGTGCTTGATAGGATGCCCAATTATGGTATAGTCAGTGTGATTGGGTATGTAGAGGCAATGGCAGCTTGGAGAAAGGATTTTGCAGCAGCCATGGAAAGGGACGGTAAAGAATGAAAGCAAGCGAATTGATAGAGGTGATCAAGAGCGGTTATGCTTGGTAATTTATTAATCCCAGGTTTTTACTAGTACTTTACAGGTAATAATACGACAAATATATGAAAGCTTACGACATGCACAGGGCAAAACTGATAGAGTTCCTTTCTGATCCTGATAATGATTTTCCTAATCGGTCGGAAATGGCTTTATTGGTATTAGGGTACAAAGAAATCAGTAGCATGTACAAAGTTTTTACTAAGGAACAGCTTACAGAGATTGAGCAGGAAGGCCTTGCAGAGAGGCGCAAAAGGTATGCTCCTGTTTTGTCCGAGGTAGACAAGGCAATGTTTAGAGAGGCGAAGTTAGGTAATCATAACGCAGCTAAATTGATGTATGAGAGGATAGAGGGGCCTGTTGCAGCACATACCAATGATGACCTAAATAAGCCCACCCCTGTATCAGTTGTGATAAATGTAGAAGATTGCTCTGTTGAAAAGGAAGATGAAAAGGAGAGTGTAGAAGATGGAGACAAGTGATATAATAAGTCTCTTAGATATGATTATAGAATCTGATTTGCAGGTGAAAGGATCGTGTGAGGGTGAATGTATATTTTGTGGAGCTCAACTTGATGAAGGGCAAGGCCATTTCTCTGTATGTATTTACAATGATTCGGTCAAAATAAAAAAACACTTTTCTGATATTATTGATAAGCCTTGAATCTAAAAGCCAACCTGCCCCAGGGCAGGTTCCTAAATATGCCCAACAAGTTCAGACTGTTTTGTGCTGGATTTGGGACTGGCAAGACTTTTGTAATTTCAATGGCTGGTTGTAGTCATTTTTGGGGATTCCCTGGGATTAATCAAGGGTATTTCGCACCCACTTATACAACGATAAGAGACGTTTTTTACCCCACCATTGAAGAGGTGGCGTATAATTTCGGGTTGATTGCAGACATTAAACAGGGGAATCATGAGGTTCAGGTCTTTGAGGGGCGAAAGCTTAGGGGCGTCATAAAATGCCGTAGCATGGACAAGCCAAGCAGTATTGTGGGCTTTAAAATCGGAAATGCTATGGTTGATGAGCTTGACACCCTGCCTATAAACAAGGCCAATGAAGCATGGCAAAAGATTATAGCAAGGATGAGATATAAAGTTGATGGCCTTAAAAACGGCATAGACATCGCCACCACACCAGAGGGGTTTAGGTTCTGTCATAAGAAGTTTGTCCAGGACGTATCAGAGAATCCAGACCTTGCCCATAATTACGGCATTATCCAGGCTTCAACATACGACAACGAAAAGAACCTGCCTCATGACTATATAGCATCCCTGTACGAATCCTACCCAGAGCCTTTAATTGATGCATACATAAGGGGCAGGTTTGTCAACCTCACATCTGGTACAGTATATTATAGTTACGATAGGGAGTCTTGTAAATCCAGGGAGACGGTACAGAAAGGTGAGCCACTTTTCATCGGGCAGGACTTCAATGTTGATCATATGGCATCATCTATCTTTGTGCAGAGAGCAGACTCATATCATGCAGTGGATGAGATCAAAGACGCTTTTGATACTCCAGCAGTGATCAGGCTCCTTGAGGGCAGATACCCAGATAATAAGATTTATATCTACCCTGACGCAAGTGGTAAAAGCAGGAAGTCAGTAGGAGCATCCAAGACAGACATAACCTTGCTGCAGCAAGCAGGATTCCAGGTCCGTGTAAATAATTCAAACCCAGCAGTCAAAGACCGTGTTCTGTCAACAAATCTTGCATTTGAAAAGGGAAAGATAAAAGTTAATGAAAAGGCTTGCCCCACTATTGCAAGGTGTCTTGAACAGCAAGCCTACAATGAGAACGGTGAGCCTGATAAAAAAGGAGGCTTTGACCACCAGAACGATTCATTCAGCTACTTTCCAGCTTATGAATTCCCAGTGATCAAGCCTATGTCTAGGGTTAGGATTGGGGGTATTTAATCCGCTTTAAGACGTGGTATTTTTATTTCAATGTCATCAGAGTAGGATAAAAAGAAGCCCTCTGTCATCATGTCTATATATTCTCCTATTGTTAATCCCTCTTTTTTAGACAAAACTTTTAAAATACCTATTGTTTCGGGCTTAAGGGTGTAGCCAACCTTAACCCTGCCCGTTTTGGGTCTTCCTGCGCCTGTGCGTTTACCTCCGTGGTTTTTCATATTTCTCCTTTATCCTTATTTATTGTGGGAAGAATACCAATCGTCCATGTTTGAGAATTCCCATTCCCCATCCATTGCTTTATACCGTCCGACATCTTCAACCTTCATCTCGTACACCATATATTTACCTTTTGGCAGATCTTCAATCCTGACGTGTACCAGATTGGTTTTATCCTCTAAAAAAACATGATAAACCTCTCTTTGTATTTTAGTGCGGAGTGTGAGGTTATCCACCATTTTAAATAAGGCCTTTTTAGTTGGTATGTGTAGGCTCATATTGTTTCTCCTTTTGGGAGCGGTTAGGCTCCCAGGTTTGGGGTTATTCCATGGATTCGGCTATTAGGTCCCGATTATCAATCTCCATAGCTAATTCGATTGAATCCATCCCTGTTTTTGCATTAATCAAACGTTCTAACACTCCATTTGCAAATTCTGCCAACGCTTTATCTTTTGCATATTTATTAAGCATCATAGCTACAGCCTCAGGATTGATATTTTTAATTTCTTCCGCCGTGAATGTATCCCATTGCATATTGACTGTTTTGTGTGAGATTCTTGCCATTGTGCTCTCCTTGTTTAAAATGTTTTTGGTTAATTGCGTTCCCCGATGTTGTTGATTACAATTTACGCTTTATTTATAATTATGTCAAGAAGAAAACAAGATATATTTAATAAAAATGCAAAAAAGTTGTTTTTTATCGGCATTTGATTTATTATTACAGAACCGAATAAAACAGAGGGGTACCAACATGCCAAAAAGCAAAGTAGAAACCCAGCACCCAGACTATAAAAAAATGGTAGACCAGTGGAAGAAATGCCGAGACACTGCATCAGGACAAAAGGCCATGCATGACGCTGGCACAACATACCTGCCTAAGCTTACTGAGCAAGACGCCGATGAATATAATGCATACAAGGGCAGGGCACAGTTTTTTAACGCAACATGGCGAACCATCGAGGCCTTGACAGGGATGCTATTCAGGAATCCCCCTGAGGTTGTTGTTCCTGCATCAGTTGAAAGACTACTGGAAGACGTAACCATGGCTGGAAAGAATTTCACCACCTTTGCAAAGCAGGTCGCAAACGAGGTGGAAACCATGGTCCGTGTGGGCATACTTGTTGACTATCCCCAGGGTAGTACTGATGGGATGTCTTTGGCCGAAGCGGAAAGGTCCAACCTTAGACCCTCCATGAACTACTACATCACAGAGAGCATTATAAACTGGAAGACTCAGCGCATAAATAATGAAATTCAGCTTACCATGGTGGTGATAAAAGAAGATTCAGACATCTCAGAGAACGAGTTTGAGCATAAGACAGAGTGTCAGTATAGAGTACTGGATCTTGTAAAAACTGATATCGGGTATGTATACAGGGTCAGGATATTCAAGGTCAAGGACGGTGAGGACGAGCAAATAGGTGATGATTTATTCCCAATAGTTAATGGAGTTAATCTGGACAGGATCCCTTTTTTTTTTATCAATCCTGATGACACCACACCAGCCGTAAAAGAACCGCCCCTGATTGATCTTATGGACTGCAATATTGCCCATTATAAGCTTGATGCTGATCTTAAACATGGTCTGCATTTTACAGGACTGCCTCAACCATGGGTATCAGGGTACAACAAAGATGATAACGACTCTTTGTGTATAGGCTCAACATCTGCATGGGTTTTTTCTGAGGTGGGCGCACAGGCAGGATATCTCGAATTTACGGGCCAGGGGCTTTCAGCCATATCCACAGAAAAAGAAAAGATCGAAAATCAAATGGCGATCCTTGGCGCAAGGCTCCTATCATCCGAGAAGAAAGCCACAGAGACAGCGCAGACCGCACAGATACACAGGGCAGGTGAAGACAGCGTACTCGCAAGTATAGCGGTCAACATGGGTATAGGTTTGACTCAGGCGTTGACTTTGTTTTGTGAGTGGGCAGGAAGTCCAAGTGATGAGGTGTCAGTCACTATCAACAATGACTTTTTACCATCAGATATGGACCCACAGGACCTTACAGCATGGGTTGGAGCTCAGCAGATGGGTTCTATCTCAGACGAGGTTTTCTTCTGGAATCTACAGAAAAAAGAGGCCGTACCACCTGACCTTACTTTTGAGGATCACCAGGCGCAGCTTAATAATAAGAGGATTTAATATTGAACAGAGCTGAGCTAACATTAATAGACCAGAGCATAGAACACCAGCTCGCTTTGATGCGCCTCTCTGCATCAGAGCGTAAGCGTGTTTTTACGCTCCTGGATCAGCTCAGGGTTGAGTTAAAAAATAAGCTCAACAATGATCTGACTTCTTTCCAGAAAGCTAGGGTCAATAAGATCCTTGCAGAGTCTAATAAAATTATACAGAGCGCATATGTGGGGATCAATGATTCATTTGACCTTCTGGATCTTGCAGAGTATGAGGTGGGGCATACTGCAACGATGATCGGTGATATAGGCCTTACAGCATCTCTACCAAATGCTAGCACGATAAAAGCCTTAGTCTCTGAGCCGTTACTTGAGGGTATGCCTCTATCGGATTGGTGGTCTAGGCAGTCAGACGGATTAAAGAGGAGCTTTTCAAGCCAGGTGCGTTTAGGGATCCTTTCAGGTGAGACTCAGCAGCAGATAATATCAAGGGTGTTTGGATCAAAAACCACGCCAGGTATAGGGTTTCCAGATAGCACTCTCAGGCGCAACGCTTCAACCATGGTGCATGACACAGTAGCCCAGGTCACAAATGATGCACGCATGGCCGTGTATAAGGAAAATGAGGACATAGCAAACGGGTATTATCAGCTTTCAACTCTGGATAGCCACACCTCAAAAACATGTATAGCATATTCAGGTGCGGAGTGGGATCTTGAGTACAACCCTATTAACGGTAATGGCCTACCTTTTGATGGAGGGACACCGAGGCATCCGGGATGTCGTAGCATGATTTTAATGCTCTTAAAATCATATAAAGAGCTTGGCTATCCACAAATCAAAGAGCCACCACCAGGGACAAGGGCCAGTGATTTGGGTCAGATAGACGCTGATATATCCTTTAAGAGCTTTCTGAATCGGCACTCCAAAGAGTATCAGGATAATGTGTTAGGCAAGGGCAGGGCTCAATTATGGAGGGATGGAAAGATCACGCTTAAGGATCTGGTTGATGGTAATGGGCGTGAATTGACGCTTAATGAATTAAAGGGGCTTGCTAAATAAACAAAACCCCTCACAAAATTAATTGCGAGGGGCTTGTCTGGAAAGGAGGCGCAGAATGAAAAGATATAAAGACAATACTGAATAAATTTATATATGTCAAGAATTATAATTGACATTATGCTGATTTTAATATATTTTATTAATTAATAGGCTTATGGCCTGGACTTTTCAGGGGCAACGCCCCATAAACCAACTCCAAGGGAGTAAGGAAGAATGGAATATTTAATTAAAGGCAAAAGTAAAACTGTTGGGGAAGGATCATGGAAGATTAAAGCAAAAAATAAAGATGAATTAACGCAAATTTTAAATGATATAGGTATAGAACCTTACAGGATAGATGCTTGGGATAACATAGCTGGAGCAAAAGATATAAAAACAGCAGAGCGTATCATGGCAGAAGCTGTTAAAAACAATTCTTGTATTAACAATTAACCCAATACCTATAATTTAAAAGGAGAAAAGCTGAATGGCGTATGATCCAAAAGATGAAGAGACCAAGAAGGCGATTAAGGAAGCGGTAGAGTTGGCAGTGAGTGAGGCAACAGAAGGCCTCAAAAACAAGAATTCTGAGTTACTGGGCAAGGTTAAGAAGCTCCAGAAGAACAGTGAGATTGACCCAGATGATTACCTTGCACTCCAGACAGAACTTGACGACACACAGAACAAGCTCACCAAGGCACTGAAAGAGGCTAAGACAGCCACAGCAGAGGCCGAGAAAGCTAATAAGGGCAGAGAGGCAGAGTCTAAGGTGGTCCACGATTTGCTTGTTGATCAGGGGCTTTCAAAGGCACTGATCGAAAACGGTGTAAAGAATCCACAGTTCCTTAAAGCATCAACTGCACTACTTAAGGGGAAAGTTACCTTGGAAGTAGACGGAGACAAGAGGGTTGCTAAGGTAGGTGATAAGGTCCTAAGTGACTTTGTAAAGGACTGGGCTGGATCAGATGACGGTAAAGAGTTTGTGAGCGCAGCAGTTAACTCAGGTGGTGGGGCAGGTGGTAACGGGTCAAAGGGTGGCAGCGAAGATTTGAACAAGTTGTCTCCAGAAGCAAGACTCGATGCGATAAACAATAGTGGTGGCGATAAAAGCTAGATTCACATAGCAGTAATTATATAAATCTCTCTCTTAAGGGGAAAGATTAAAACGGCTAAGCCGGACCTGAAGGGTCAACAAACCTTTAGGCTCGGCTTTTTTATTTTAAAACATAACTTTTAGAGGAGAATCATTATGGCAGCAATAGGACTGTTAGAATATGCAAAAGACGTAGGTCTCAACACAAAAAGAGGAACTATCATTGAGCTGTTTGCCAAATCAAATGAGGTGGTAAACGCTATGGTCTTTGAAAACATCATGGGATCAGGGGTTGATTATGATCAGGAAGCAACTCTACCAGGTGTGGCATTCCGTGGCATCAATGAGGAATATACATCAAGCGCCGGTGTTATCAATCCTCAGCACGACCCACTTAAAATCGCTGGTGGTACCCTTGATGTTGATAGGGCACTTATCAAGATGTTTGGTGAGGGTGTAAGAGGAAAGCACGAGGCAATGAAAGTCAAGGCTCTATCCCTTAAGATCGCAAAGAACATTATCAAGGGTGACTCAACATCAGACCCTAAAGAGTTTGATGGACTCCAGAGACGGCTTGATAATGACCAGAAAATTGCAGTGACCACAAATGACACAGACTCTGTTGGGGCTTTGACCCTTGCAAAGCTAGATGAGGCTATTGATCAGACAGAGGAGCCAAGTCACATCATAATGAATAAGAAAATGCGTAGGTTGCTTACTCAGGCGTCAAGAACTTCCACTATTGGTGGTCTTATCAATTTCACACAGGATGACTGGGGAAGGCAGGTTACAAAATATGGTGAGCTTCCAATTCTTGATGCTGGAAAGGACAACACCAATACTGATATCATTCCACTGACTGAGACTGCTGGTGATGCAGGGTCTGACGCAACAAGCGTTTATGTTGTTTCTTTTAGGTCCGGAATGCTTGAGGGTATCCAGAATGGCGTGATGGAAGTTGAGGACCTTGGAAAAACTGACTCAGGCGTGATCTGGCGTACTCTGGTTGAGTGGCTGGTGGGCATGGCCCTTTATCATCCAAGAGCAGCTACAAGGCTTTGGAATATCAGCTCTGCAACAGCAGTAACAGCATAGTAATAAGCCCCTTTATAGGGGCATAAACTTTTTAAACAGGAGACAAATAAAATGACTACATATTTAAAAGAGGATTTTCTTTACGATGCAGATTTGCTGCTTGAGGATTCCCTTGACAGTGCGGGTGATTCCTCCCCAATAGTTGCCTCTCAGGCTGGTAAGGTCCTGGATGTCGCAAAGGAAGTTGACCTTGGAGATGGCCTTGTGACTGGTAACATGATTGTTGATGTGTCTGACATCGAGCTTGGCACAGACGAGAACTACGAAATCAAGCTCCAGGGTACCAACACAACCGGTTTCGGTTCTGATTTTGTAACTCTGTCCATGGTAGAGCTTGGCCACGCTGATACAGTAGTGGGTACCACAGCAGTGGGTGCAGATGGATCACGTTTTGTCGTACCTTTTAGAAATGAGCAGGACGGAACTGTGATGAGATATGTCAGAGCCTATTTGCTGATCCTTAACGGCACAGCAGAGACAATCACTACAAAGATCTGGCTGTCAATCAAACGTAACTAGATTCTCATGGTGGCATGGTTCTTGAATTGTGCCACCATTAAAGGATTACCATGATCATAACAGACACAGGCATAGTCACAATATATGACCTTAAAAATGACTCTGAGCCTTTAACTGTCCACAGGATTGACGCAAATGAATTTTTGGCTCACGAGTCTGGCAGATGGTCGTCAACTCCAGAGGTCAAGAATAGCAGCATAAACGATGCTGAATCGCTTGAAATAGATCAAGACGATCCTGAAACTATGGCTCTCAAAGAGCTGACCCTTTCACAGTTAAAAACAATTGCCAAAGACAAGAAGATCAAGGGTGCATCCAGGATGAACAAACTTGATCTTATCGCAGTTCTTAAAGAGGAGGCTTAGGCCATGAAATTAAAAATAAAATTATCATTATTCTTTTTTGTGTTATCAATGCTCTTGACATGCCTATCTTACGGGGCTGAAACATCAGTAAAAAGAGGTACCCAGGTAATTACTGGGGACCTTTACATTGGCGGAGCAATACAGACAGTTGATGATATTGTGGCATCTAAAATGAGTCCGGTACTCCTTGCTCTCCCAGAAAAAACGCCGGTGAATGCAGTTGCATCAGAAGCCAAGCTGACATCATCTGGTGCCCTTGTTCCTGCCACACATGCCACAACTGAAATTGTGAGTGATGCGACCAATGTCGCAAGTGGCGAAACAGTCTTAATAAATACTACAGAATATAGGTTTATGGACACCCCTGCACAGGCCTATGATATCAATGTTGGGGTAAGTGCTGCGGAGTCGCTTGATTTTCTAAAACTTGCAATTAATGCAACTGGCACAGGCGATGGTTCAGACTATTACGCCGGTACTTTGGTACATCCTTCAGTTGTCGCAACAACCAACACGGATACTGTGCAAACAATATTGGCTAGGGCTCCGGGCGATACTGTAAACGCATATCCTACCACTGAGGGCAGCGCACACCTTGCATGGGCTGACACTACCATAGGAGGCGGTACAGGTAATTCTAACCCTGGAGTAACTACCTCAGGAGCAACTTTTGCAATAAATAGTCGAGTTTATACTTTTGTGGATGCCCTATCCGAGGATGAGGCAGCAGCGATCGTTGACCAGATTTTATATGGTGGAGATGAAGCCACAGCCCTGGATAATATGAAATTGGCTATAAATTCAGGAGCTACAGAAGGAACTAACTATTCTACGGGAACAGTGATTAATCCAGATGTAACAGCCGGAACTAACACCGATACAACTCAAATAGTTACAGCAAAAACAAAAGGCGTGGCTGGTGATCTTATTACAGTGACAGAGGCCCTTGCTAATACGGCATGGGATGATACCACACTAGGAACTGAAACCGCTGGTGTTGACGGCACGGTGGGTATTGCAAACGAAACCTGCGCCGATGCCTCATACCTATATCATTGCATTGCTGCAAACACTATATCCGACACAAATTGGCGTAGAGTAACACTTGGAACAGCTTATTAATTAAAGGGTATCAATGGCTATATCAGGCAGCACAGAAACAGTCAGACAAATGGCCCAAGACGGAGCCGATATCTCAAGCCCGCAGACCATGCCTGATGGTGGGTGGGGTGTCCGTGGCTGGCTGTCTGCTATATATAAAAAAATGTTTATGTCAAGAACATTTGAAGAGGGAATGATAGATTTAGGTCAGGCATTTAGGAGTCATTATTTTTGGACAGCCGGTACTGGAACTGCACAGGATTTTTTACTTATTGCACTCGATACTAGCACACGGGTACATAGCAGAATTGTAGTCGAGGCTACACTTGAGGCAGGGTATGAGGTTTATCCTATTCCTGTTATTTCAGATAATGGCACTTTAATAACCTCTGCATCAAGAAATGTTAATGTGTCTTACACTAACGAATTTGAAGTGTATCATACTCCTACAGTAACAAGCACGGGGCCAGTTGGGGTTATATATCAAAAAAGATGGGGATCGAATAAAATAGGTGGATTAAATGAGGCAGCACAATCAGTTTTGGAACAGGGTTTAGTTTTATTGTTAAGGGTAACATCTTACACTAATGCAAATTATTTAAGTATTGATATTTTACACGAGGAAGAGACGGAATAATGGCACTAATAGTCGAAGACGGAACCGGTAAATCTGATGCAGAGAGTTATATCTCTGTGAGTGATGCCTCCACATACTTTGGCAATAGGGGCGTTGTTGCATGGGATGCTATAGCCACTGACACGCTTAGAGAGGCATATCTCAGGCTTGCAACTGAATATATTACTCAGATGTACCGTGAGCGTTGGCAGGGTGCCAGGTACACAGAGGACCAAGCTCTTGATTGGCCTAGGACCGGGGTGGTCCGGGATAGTTGGTCAGTTGATACGGATGAGGTCCCAGTGGAAGTACAGAGAGCGTGTGCAGAGCTGGCCCTGAAACAAAGCACGGGTCAGCTTGCTCCGGATCTTACACAAGGGGTGATAAGACAAAAGGTTGACGTGATTGAGGTTGAGTATGATAAAGCATCACCACAATACACGAGATACAGGGCAATTGACGCAATGCTGAAACCTTACCTCAACGCCTCAAGTAGTGGTCCCTGTATGGGTCTGGTGAGGGTGTAGCATGACATTTTATGACAGGATGCAAAATACATCAGACAGGCTTTTAGTGGGTAAAGGCCAGACAGTTACGATTACTCACATTGTGCCTGGAACATATGACCCGGCAACAGGTGGAGTGACAAACACAGAGACAGAGCAGACAGGAACCGGTGCAATAGTAGGGTGGAGCAATAACATGGTTGACGGCACCACTATAAAAAATACAGATAAACAGCTTTTATTATCTCCTCTGAATACTGCCGGAGCGGTCCTTGATGCGCCTGTTTTGGGGGATAAGGTAACGGATGCAGCAGGGACAACTTACACCATGGTAGCACCGTTGAACAGAGTTTCACCAGCAGGAACAGTGGTTTTATATAAGATCAATTTGAGGGCTTAAATGAGCTTTGCTGATGATATAAATAAGTTTGCAAAAAAAGCAGTGAAAAACTCAAATTCTGTGGTTAGGAATACTTTGGTTAGTGTAGGGCAAAAGTTGGTTGCAAGAACACCTGTAGGAGATGCTAATTTCTGGCAGAGCACACCACCACCAGGCTATGTTGGAGGTCATGCTCGTTTTAACTGGATGTTGTCAATGGGGGCCAGGGTAGTCCAAGAAATTGACGGGGTTGACACCTCACCTGGAGGGGCTTCAACTATCCAAAAAATAACAGATGCAGTACCCAAAGAGCCAGGAGATAATGTTTTTTTTATCCAAAATTCAGTGCCTTATATTGAGAGGCTTGAAGACGGATACAGCAGACAAGCTCCAAATGGGTTTTTGGCATTGACAGCATTAGAATTTCAAAATATTGTGAATGAAGAGGTTATTAACCTTAAATGATAATTTTATCAAACTATATGTTTCCATCTCTGAAAATTAACTATTTTAGTAATAGCTTTTCGGCCAACACCGTATTGTTTTGCAAGAACTTTATGGTATATCCCTTTAGCTGCTTGTTTTCTAATATCTCTAACAATATCTTCTGTCAGCTTTGCGTGGCCTGCTTTTTCTCCTTTTGCCGTCTCATACAATTTGTTTTCAAGGGCATGATGGCAATTTTGTTGAGATGTGACCCATTCAAGATTTTCAATAAAGTTATGAAATTTAATACCATCAATATGATTAACTTGAGGGAGGTTGTCAGGATTTGGAATAAAGGCAGCAGCAACAAGCCTATGAATAAAAAATTTAGTTTTACGCCCATTTTTACAGAGAATAATATACTTATAACCTTGTTTAGTTGTTTGATTTTTCATAATTTTACCGCGTACAGGTTTTTTAGTGTTCCAGCGACTTTTACAAAATCTATTGAGAGATTTTACTTCACCAAGGTTGGATATTTCGTATTGATATTCAAAATTGTTAATGGGCTTCCATTGTTCAAAAATCATTTTATTACCTCCTTTATGGGGCTTAATAATGACATATATAACAAATTAAGTCAAGGGTGATTGTCTAATGTCAATAGTATCTGTCAGGGCAGCACTACAGACCCAATTAAACAACATGACTCCAGCACTTGCCACAGCATGGGAGGGTGTTAAATATGACCCCGTTGATGGTACGCCTTATCAAGCTGTATATGTAATGCCTTCTGTTGAGAATCCAACTATGGGGGATGACTATCACAGGCTTATAGGTATATTCAAAATTAATTTGTTTTATCCTACAATGGTAGGGACAGCCACAGCAGAGGCAAGGGCCGAGCTTATAAAAACGACTTTCGCTCGTGGAACTTCCTTAACTTCAGGAGGGATCACGGTAAGAATAGAAAAAACACCGGAGATCATGCAAGGCAGGGCTGATGGTGACAGATGGATGATACCTATCAATATCCGGTGGTTTGCCGGAGTACATTAACCATTAAAGGAGATATATCATGTCAATAGCATCAGGTATAGAGAAAAAAGTAATTCTGGCCCCACAGGCAACACAGGGAACTGTAGCAGTTGCAGGACTTGCCACAGCTCAGTATATGAGGAGGGTCACTAGTGATCTTAACCTCACTAAAGAGACTTATCAGTCAAACGAGATTCGGCCAGACAGACAGGTCGCAGACTTTAGGCATGGTGTGCAGTCAGTAGAGGGGACACTCAACGGTGAACTCTCCCCTGGAACATATGACCTGTTCATGGCTGCAATCCTTAGAAAGGATTTTATAGCCGGTGTTTCGGATGCAGCAAACTCAAATGTTGCCTCCGATGCAGCAGGGACATTGACCAGAGATGACGCGCTCGGATCATGGTTAGAAGATGGTTTTAAAATAGGGGATGTGATCAGGTGTACAGGCTTCACGGCCACAGCCAATAACGGTATCAATCTGATGATTACAGCTGTCACAGACACTGTATTGACTGTTTTGGCCCTTAACGGATCAACTCTCACAACAGAGGCAAAAGGCCAAGCCGTTACTACTACAGTAACAGGCAAGAAAACATGGACTCCTCTGACTGGCCATACAGAGGATTGGTTTACAATGGAACATTACTTTGAAGATGTAGACCTGTCAGAAGTATACTATGACATAAAACCCAACTCAATGAATATCAGCCTGCCAGCCACAGGGCTTGCAACGATTGACACCGGCATTATGGGCCTTAATCATAATTTCCTTGAGACTGGGGAATCTCCTTATTTTTCAGCGGTTCTTGATGCTTCGACACAGGGTATTGTTGCAGCAGTAAACGGCGTGATCACTGTAGAGGGCACAAGTATAGCCCTGATTACAAGCCTTGATTTCAGCATTGCAGCCAACCTTACGAATGAGCCTGTTGTGGGATCAGATGTCAAGCCGGATCTTTTTGATGGCAAAGTGGTTGTGACTGGAAACATGTCAGTATATTTTGAGGATGCCACATTCAGGGATTATTTCAAAAATGAGACAGAGGTTTCTATCGCATGCGCTTTTACCACAAGCAATGATGATGATGCGGAGTTCATATCGTTCTCAATGCCAAGGGTTAAGGTGGGTGGGTCTTCTAAGGATGATGGGGAAAAGGGTATTATTCAGACCATGCCTTTTACAGCTCTGCTCGATACTAATGCAGGTGGGGACACTGGAGTAACAGCAACAGACACCCTGTCAACCACACTAAGCATTCAGGACAGCACTTTATCATAGCCATACCGGGGCAGAAATGCCCCTTTAAATAACACTTAAAAGAAAGGAGCATCATGAGTAAGTTTGATTTGAGCAATCTTGATACTGTCAAGGGGTCTAACAGTGGGTTTGATGTAGAGCTTTATAATCCTGCCACAAATGAGGATACAGGTATTGTGATCACAGTGCTGGGTAAGGACTCAGACCGTTTTCAGGAGATATCAAAAAAGCAGAACAAGAAACGTATGGACCGCATGTCAAAAACTGGATTTAGGTCTGGCAAGATCGCCCCTCCATCTCAGGAAGAGATAGAAGACAACGGGCTTGATTTACTTGCAGAGTGTACCACTGGATGGAGATCACAGGACGGAAACACAATCCCTCTTGATAAAAAAGATGTACCGTTTTCTGTTGAGGCAGCAAAGGCCCTTTATACTAGGTTTCCATGGATCAGAGAACAGGTTGACACAGCGATAGGTGACAGAGCAAATTTTATCAAGGCCTGATTGGTGAACCTGCCGGGGAGGATGATAATAAAAATCGCCTCCCTGGATATGGCCTGATCGGGTATGCACAAAATGAATTTGAGCTTAATAAGAGGCAGAAAGACGGTGGTACTCTTAGGGAGCATTTGCAAATTGTTGAAAGACAAACTGGACGAACTCCAGAACAGCTTACACCTGTTGAATATGACGAATGCCTCCAGTACGTTTGGGAATGGTTTTGTGATCTGTCAGGTGGCCGTGGTTATAGCGATATTGGGCCAAGCCCTTTGACATATACAGAGATCAAGGCATGGGCAGACTTAACAAAACAAGATCCTGAAGCGTGGGAAATACAAGTTTTGAAGCGGATTGACAGAATCTTTATATCAGAGAGTTTAAAAAAATGACACAAGACATAGCCTCACTATATATCAAAGTCGATTCAAAAGGCGTTGTAACCGCAGGAAAAAATCTTGATGCTCTAAAAGGCAAAAGTAATTCATCTGAAAAAGCAACTGAATCTCTGAACAAACAATTCACGAATCAAGTATCTATCCTTAAACAGCTTGCAGTAGCCTATGGAGCTTATAAACTTGCCAGCTTGCTTGCCTCACAGATAAAAGAATCAACTTTACTTGCTGCCAGATATGAAACTCTTGGTGTTGTTATGCACCAGGTCGGAAACATAGCGGGATATTCAGCAGCGCAAATGGATGAATTCCAAAAATCCCTTGAAACTACTGGTATCAGCATGGTTCAAAGTCGAAACACTCTCGCAAGGATGAACCAAGCACAAATAGATTTGACCAATGCAACAAAGCTGGGCCGTATCGCTCAGGACGCAGCGGTCATAGGTAACATAAACTCTTCAGAGGCTTTTGAACGGCTGATATACGGCATCCAGTCAGCACAGACAGAGATGCTTAGAACCATAGGTATCAATGTTAATTTTAATAACGGATATAAAGATCTTGCAAAAACACTTGATAAAAACATAACTGAACTGTCAGAACTTGAAAAAGTACAGTCTCGTGTCAACACAGTTATCAAGGCAAGTTCGTCTATAACTGGATCTTATGAGGCAGCTATGGGGACAGCAGGTAAGCAGATGTTGTCTTTAGAGAGACATGTTGAAAACTTAAAAGTTTTGCTTGGAAAGGCTTTTACCCCTGCGCTTGCAGAGATAGTGGAGCAAATTACATCAGGCATAAAAGGAGTTAATGAAGAATTGAGCGATGATACTGCCATATCTGATTGGGGCAGTAATTTAAGACTTGATTTATTAGAAATTGAATCATTAATACTTAGAATCCAAATATCGATGAGTGATGTAGGTGGAGTTGTTAAAAAATTGCCACTTTTTGACAACATAAAACAGATAAAATCTGAGCTAGCAGCTATAAAAAACTTTTTTGTTGACTCTTCTGAAATAGAAACACCAACAAAAGAATTGACAACAGCCGAAAAGGCTTTAGTTGCTGTCCTTGAGAAAAAGAAAGCTCTTTTAGAGTCTATGACACCAGAAGCAAAGGCAGCAGCAAAAGCCGCTCAAGATGCAAGAGAAGCAGAAATAATGGCACAGCAAAAAGCAGCAAAAGCCGCTCAAGATGCAGCCGACGCAGCCGATGCGGAAGCGGAAGCTGTTGAATCAGCTAAGTCCGAATACTGGGATCTTATGGCATCAATAAAACCCGCAGTTGCCGAAACCCTTGAAATGGAAGCAGCACAAAAAGTATTAAGAACAGCCCTTGAGCAAGGGATTATAGGGGCCTCAGATTATACTAGAGTATGGAAAGAGTACACCGACGCAATGCAGGCAGATAATTTTCCAGAGCCTGAAGATGAAACAGAGGCTATACTCAAAGCCAAGATTGAGCTTTATGAGGATCTTGCAGCATATGAAGCAGAATATAGGCAAGCAACTCTTGACTTGATTGAGCTAGAAACCAAGGCTCTAGGAGAAGCAGCAGACTCAGAAGCAGCAGCAAGCATTAAAGCAAAACAAAGAATAGCTGATTTTGACAAAGCCATGCATGATCAAAAAATGTCACAGGTTGATGAGTCATTGGGTCAGATGGGTTCAGCTTTTCAAACGATCGGCAACATGTATGATGAAAGCTCTGGCGCATATAGCAAGATGCAGCAAGCAGCTCAAGCAATGATCGTGGTACAGCAAACCCTTGCGGTTGTAAACGCAGTTGCAGCAATAGCAAATCAAGCAACATCAGGAGATCCTTATACCGCATTTGAACGTATAGCTATGATGACAAGTGCAATGGCCGGGCTTTTATCAGCGGTAGGGATGTCAATAGGCGGAGGGTCAAGCGGATCTGGTGGATTATTAAAATCATCAAGCACGGTGCTTGGTGGGACGGGTGGAAGCGAGTCTATATCAAGCTCACATGAATTGCTGCAGGACACCTATTCTATGCAGCTTCGAGAATTGTCAGGGCTTAACGAGTCGATGAATGACCTTAACAACAATATCTCAGGCCTAGCAGCAAGCATTTTAATAGATACAGATTTTGGCGGTTATAGTGGGCCATTGGGCTTATCCCTAGCCAAGGGACTTTCTCTTGGTGGGTTTTCTGTAGGTCAACTTGGGTCAGGCGAAGATATTTTGAATAAATCATACTCGATTGTTCTTACTGGTATAGCTAGCATTGGAATTCTGACAGAAGATCTGTCTCAGGCTATTAATGATATGCTTCTTTCAGTTTATGATAATCTGGCAGCTAACCTGCTTGAGCTAACAACTCTTTTCGGGACTAGCATGAGCCAAACACTAATGTACTCGTTTGATTCGATCGACCTTGACCTCGCCGGGATGACTGGAGATGAGGTTAGTACTATCCTAAATGAGTACTTTTCTAAAATAAGCGATGAGGCCGTTAATGAGTTATTTGGATCTATAATAAGTGGATACCAACAAGTCGGCGAAGGCCTTTATGAAACAGCAATAAGGCTTGTCACTGACAAGGCAATCATTGTAGATATGCTTGATAAGACTGGTCAAGCCTTTACTGGAACTATACCGGAAATTATAGAATTTAGTGAAACCATTATTGCCATGGCTGGAGATCTTGACACCCTGCAAGATGGGTTTGAGACCTTTTACTCTGAGTTCATTCCTGAATCTGAGCAGTTTGTTAATTTACAGAATGATTTAACCGGAGCTCTATCAGATCTTAATGCCATACTCCCAGACACAAGAGACGGTTACACAGACCTTGTCCAGGGCCTTGATCTATCTACAGAGTCAGGACAGAGAGCTTATGTCACACTGTTGGCACTCTCTGAGCAAGCTGATTCTTATTATTCCTCCCTGGAGGAATTAGCATCTGAAAGATTTGATTTAGAACTTGAATTGCTTGAAGCCCAGGGATCAGCAGAAGAGGCACTCGCCCTTGCAAGACAAGACGAGCTTAATTCTATGGATGAGAGTTTGAGGTCTATACAGGAACAAATATGGGCTACAGAAGACTTAAATGACGCCATGAGCACATATTCGACCATCACAGAGGCACTTGCAGCAGCTATTGATGATATAAGCGGTAATGCAACAGTATCAACTCAGGCAGGATTTAACACACTTTATGCCCAGGCCATGGGCGGAGATACTGAGGCTCTTACAGCTTTACCAGCAGCAGCAAAAACCTTTCTTGCCTCTGCTTACTCGATGAGTGAGACGGAGCTCGATTATAGACGGTTAGAATCTCAAGTACTTAATCAGTTGTCCCAGGCTGCAGACTTTAGCACCTCCCAGGTTGATATTATGGCAGCATCAATACCAGGACATGCCACAGGCCTAAACCGTGTACCTTATGACGGGTACTTGATGAAAGCCCACAAAAATGAGGCTGTTCTGACTGCTCCTGAGGCTGAGGTTTGGCGCAAATCAAAAACAGGGAATGTGGCGTCACTTGAGGAGTTCAGAGGCTTGAAAGATGAATTAAGAGGTTTGAGAGAAGTTACAGAGTCGGGGAATTACCAGCTTGCAAAAAACACTCTTAAGATCTCTAAAATTTTATCCAGGTTTGACGACGACGGTATGCCGGCAGAGAGGCTTGTATAATGAAAATAATTAGGCCCATAGAAATTACTGATGCAGTGTTAACAGGATCATCTTTAGCCGAAGACGATTATGACGAATTTGCGATGAATGATACCTATTCATCAGATGAGTATATCATGGTTGCTGAGGGCCTTGAGATTATCACTCTTGATGTTGCTCCGGCTACTGATTGGGACCCAGGCGATATAATAACAGGTCAAACCTCAACTGAAACCTCTGTTGTGGTTGAGCAAATAACGACACTTACATACTATGTCCGGGAAAGATCAGGAGACTATACTTTAGGTGAGATTATAGGAGTGACAGGGGAAGCAAACAAGCTTGCGGATCAGGGCGCAGCTCACCCGACTATCACAGAGTCAACAGATAATGTGCATAAAATTTATCAATCATTGGTTGACAGCAACACACAAAATTACCCACCTCTTGACGTATTGGAGACTGTACCAAGTTGGCTGGAGATAGGTTATAATAACAAGTGGAAATCATTTGATGAGATCATAAGTTCTCAAGCTGAATATAACGGTGTTTTTACCTACCAATTTACTCCTGGTAAAATTGTGGATGCTATAGCATTTATGAATCTGGGGAATGTAACCTCTGTACGCGTGGTGTCAACAGATCCTATTGAGGGGGTGGTATACGATTACACAAAAGAGCTTGTATCAACGGCTGTATCTGGTGTCAGTGCTGTAGTGGATTGGTATACCTATTTTTTCAGCACCGTTACATACATTACAGATTTTGTGCTTACTGACATCCCGCCTTATTACAACGCTGTTATTGATGTCACAATTACATATTCAGGTGATGATGATATTGCCAAGGTAGGCGAGATTGTTTTAGGTTTGAAAGCTAATTTTGGAGAGACTCTTTATTCTCCATCAGTAGGCATCCATGATTATTCCACAAAAGAAAATGATGATTTCGGGAACTCGATAATAGTTGAAAGGCCTTATTCTAAAAAGATGACCTGCGATGTTGTTCTTGAGAATGCTGATATCTCAGAGGTTAATAGATTGCTTGCATATTATAGGGCATCTCCTCTTGTGTGGATAGGATCAGAATCATATGAATCTTTGCTTGTGTATGGGTATTTCAAGGATTTTTCAATAGTGATAAGTTACCCAGCTTATGCAATATGCTCAATAGAAATTGAGGGTTTAGTTTAATTAATAGGAGATCAAAAACATGGCAATAGACACCTTACCAGATCCACCAAGTAGAGCAGAGCCAGCAGATTTTTCAACAAAAGCAGATGCATTTTTAGGGGCCTTGCCTGATTTTGGGGATCAATGCAATGCTGTTGCCGAGGCAATGAACCTTAATGATACATCATCAACCAGCACAACCTCATTGACCATAGGAACCGGCTCAAAATCCTTGACGGTTGATGCTTCAAAGTCTTTTCTTCCAGGGATGTATATTCAGATTGCTCAGACTTCTGATTCCGCAAACTTTATGAATTGCATTGTCACCTCTTACAATTCTGGGACTGGTGATCTGGTTGTTTATGCAAAATATTATGAGGGATCTGGAACCATAACGGACTGGACTATATCATTTTCTGCCCCTGTTGTTGCTCATGCCACATATGAATCAACCATGACAGGTGATGAGACTGTAAGCTATATAGGAGGGCTTGAGGGTACATTTATTTATGATCCTGATAGCTCAGATAGATTATTGACAACAGGCACAGGGTTTTTAACTGGATTCAGGGGTTGGTTTGTTAATTCAAGTTCAGACGGAAGTCTTATTTATCTTGACGGTGTACCATTAACGCCAGGTAAGCATCTTTTAATTTATGACGGGTCTAACTGGATCTAAAAAGGGGATAAAATGAAATTAAAATTAGCACTTATGACCACTGTATTTTTTGCTTTAATTTGTAACCATGCTTATAGCCAGAATTTTGAACCTAGCGGGGTGGTATGGGTACCTTCTGATGGTGCAGAGTTAATCGCCATGCATGAGAAGGCCTTGGTAAGAGGTACACCGACGAACTATAAAATAATATATACTGGCAGTGGTGCTACAAAACCATATTATATTACATCAGCAGTTACGTTTACTGAGCTTGAGACTTTTGAGTTTGAGCCAAAAGCAATGTTTGATGGTGCTGATATTTACATCTCAGGAGAGATAAAAGATACTCAAAGTCAAATCCATACAGGTAATCTTTACTTTACCGAAGATTATGAAGGTATTATAAGACCGGAATGGATGGGTAGAGATGCGGATGCATTAAATTGGTCTGTAGACGCTTCATTCGGTGGTGGTACGGCTGTTCCTTTTAAATCCATAAGTGTATATTATGGTTGTCCAACAATACATTTAAACGGTTCATATAACATCTCAGAGCAAGTTTTCTTAAAAATGGGAATTAATATGGTATCTCACAATGCTAAAATCACAGCCATATCTGATATGGATACAATGCTCGGCACTCCAGTAAGTGGTGCAGATATACAGGGGTCTCTGACTTTTAGGGAATTGCTTTAGTATATCCTTTTGTGGTAGTATAAAAGCAAAAAGGAGTGTTATATGGCTAAGGAATTTGATGGTATAAGTAGGGACACTTACATGAACTCAGACCCGCAAACGGGCAGGTCTTTGACTTATGACATGCTTGCTGAAATCAGGTCTTTGCAGGTAGATATCAAAGAGGGTTGTTCTTCAAAACGTGATGCCTGCAATACTAGGTTTGAGAAGATAGAAAACCGTAAAAAGTTTGACACAACACTCGCCGGAACAACAGGTTTAATTGGCGGTGTTATAGCTTTTCTAATGCAAATAACATTTTTTAAAAAATTATAAGGAGATACAGGATGAAATTTAGATTAATCGTGATGATGGTTTTTGTTTGGTGTTTGTGGTTTGGTTCGGTTTCATGGGGCGCGACTGAGAAGAGCGGATTGATTTATTATCCTAAAACTGGGGCTGAAGCCATAGCTATGAATACCGCAATTGAGGCAAGAGGCATACCGGCTACAATAAAGTTTGTTCACACAGGTAGCGGTGTTTCAACACCTTATGTGTTTGATGAGGATGTGACATTTTCTGAGTTAATCACTCTTGAAAATGAGAACGCGGCTGTACTGGTAGCGAGTACAGGTATAGACGTAGTCTTACCACCACCAGGTAATATAGTAGCAGGACCTAACCAAAAGATATTTGACGGAGAAGGGTCTTTTACTTTTTCATCTGGAGGCGTAAGACATGTCGGATGGTGGGGTTTTGATGAGTCAGCCTCAGGAACAGCAAATGCATTAGCGGTGAATTCAGCTATGGATGCTTATTCTATGGGCACAATTTTATATCCCGTAGGGTCCTTTAACTGTGACTACATAGATTTTGATGCTAATAATCTAGTTCATGAAGGTGGTGGTAACTATAGGGATGGCACCACTTTAGTAAGTACTGTTTTTGGTGGGGTGTCTTTCCTATTTTCAGCAACCAGGAACACGTTCAATAATATTGCTTTTAGCGGGGGGAGTACTGCAACAAAAGCACATGTAACAGGATATTATATAGATTTTTATAAATGTAGGGGCTACGCACACACAACATACCAGGTGCATTCGTCAGGCATAGATATATCGTTCCATGGTGGCAATTATCATAACACAGGATCTACAGCCCCAACGGCTGTAATGGTGGTTGAATGGAATGACACTTTACTAGATGATGTCAACTTCAATGGGGGTTTAAAATCTCCAGGTGTTTTAGTCAAAAAAATAGACCGGGCCCAGATCCTTAATTTTAATATGATAAATTGTGAGTTAGAGTCTGGCATTTCAGGTCAGCTCCTTATTTCGTCCGATATGTCTGGGTTATCTATAAACGACAATTATTGGGAAACTGAGTCAGGGCAGGCATATACCACGTATCACATGAAAATAGACGATGGTGTATGGTGTAGTGGTGATGTCAGCGGGAACTTATTTGGCCAAAGCGACTTTGATATGTGGATAGATAGAATATCTCATTCTAGCGTTCTTAATATCGTAGGTAACTCTATCTCAAGCTATTCAAAGGTTGATGTAGACTATGACAGTGTAGCTGACAATTACCCTTTTAAAATGCCCACTCTAAATTTCCATACTAACGGTAGACTTACAACTAGTGTTAGAAACATACAGCTTGACAATGACGCATGGCGAGTTGAGGAAATAAGATGTAAACATGGTGCTTCATTATATGCTGAGGGTGCTTTTGAAATTGAATTTTCTGGGTTTAGGCTAGAGACAGCAAACGCAACGGAGACTTCATTGTTTGAAGTTACTGTTCCTGATTCTGGTAGCGGTGTCTATCCTAGAGCCATATTTCTTGAGGCTAAAGTAAGTGGGAGGGATGCATCTGGGTCAGGTACTGATATCAACTGGTATCAAGACCAGGTGCTTATAAAAAATACAGCTTCAGCGGCGATCCTAGGGTCTGGTGTTACTGTAGCAATTGAAGATGACGTAACTTTTGACTTTGGTATAGATGTAATAGATGATAAAGCGCGAGTGAGGTGTGCTGGAAAATCTGGGGATGTAAACTGGATAGGTGATGTCACAATAAAAAGGTTGTGGTAATATTATAATACTAACTTAAACAAGGAGAACAACATGAAAACGCTGTTAATTATAGCAATACTAGCCATGGCCAGCGCATGCAGTGCAACGCACGAAAAACAGATCATGGAGCAGGTGGTCAGCCCGTGTATTGACTCCTGTTCAGGAGTCGCAGAGTATGAGGCCTGCATGAAGGACTGCATCAAGGCAAATTCGGAGATCCTTATCCTTGATGAGGTCATTGAGGAGCTAACGGAGGAATAATCATGGCTTGGCTAATCGAAAACTGGGAATATGTGCTTGCTGTATTTTACGGTGTAGAAAAGGTGGTTAAAGTAACCCCTGTAAAATGGGATGATATCTTGGTCGATGGTATTAAGAGTGCAATCACAGGATTTAAGGCAAACAAGGAAACTTTATAATTGATCAGTAATAACACTTGACTTGGAGATATTCGGAATGGCCCCAGAAACTGACCACGTAAAAATTGTAATGTTGGAACAGGATAGTGAGCAAGTGAAGAGTGATATCAAAGAAATAAAAGAGGGAATAAAGACACTTACAACTTATATCAAGGGCAACGGCAAACCGGGGCTTGAAACTCGTGTCGCTGGCGTGGAGACAATGGCTAAAAATTGCCCTGCTAAAACATCTGTTATCTGGCTTACGTGGGGATTTAGGAGTCTTTATATTATTATGATCGGAGCTATGCTTAAAGACCTGTTTTCAGTCTCTTTTTTTTAATAAGCTTTGCCTCCTTGCACTATTACAGGGAGGCTCCGCTATTCCTTCACTATATACCCCAAAAACTTAAAACAAATCAATCCGCCCTTTTATTCTGCTGGACCAGGGCTTAGGGTGTTGAGTGATCCAGTACAGTATTTTTGAGGCTATGCCTCTTAACCGCACCCAAAGGGTACACGGCTTTATCCTATTCTAAAGGTTAATATTTAATAACAGTGTGCCTTATTTAATCGTCACCTGCTGTATAAGATAACATTTTAAGAGTTTCCTTTTCATCCTCAGTTAATAGAGAATTGATGTGTGAAAGCTGTAGTTCGACTTGATGATTTGTGCCCCAAGATTTACACTCTTTTATAAAAGCCTTAAAGAATGCAGCCTGCGTGTCATCTCCATCTTGGGCCAATACGGCTCCTAAATATTCCCAATCAAAATCTTTTTTAATTCCCATTCTCATGAAATTTCTCCTTTATTTTATCTGAATGGTTTTAGATTCTACAAGCTCAAATTCAGGCACCCATAATCCAGACTTCAAGAGCTTTTTAAGCTCTGCTTTTTTCGGCTTAGGATCTGAAAATGAAAGAAAGTAATCAGGTAGAATATTAGCAGGCCCATCGGATACAGCTTCACTTTTCCTATAACTTATCTTATGCACTCCGTACTCTGCTTTTTCTCCCTTGTGTATGATGTCCAGGTATGTCTTCAAGGATTCTCTCTTATTCTCCAGCACCTTACGTCTTGCAGCAAGCTCTTTTTCTTCTGCCTTGAATGCCTCAACTCTCCTTAAGGTGTCCTTATAATACTTGATAAGGTTCTCCACCTTCTTGACCCTATCCATTTCAAGCTGATCAAGAGCATCATAGTCAATGTTAATCTCTCCGTTTTCATCTGGCTCAATATCCAGTATGATTTGTATTTCTTTTTCAATCTCGTATAGGCTTTTCATTGCTATCTCCTTTTAAACTAACTTCATCTCTTCTTTCTTGGTTGAAATTAGGCTCTGGATCCCTGACATAGTAGCTTGCATTGATCGTATAGATGACTTACAAGCATCAAGCACACCATCTGCAATGTCCCTGTCTCTTTTCAGGCCTGCGACTACAGGGTCTCCCCTTGATAAGTCTGATATTATTGTTACTTTCTCACCTTTCAATTTTAGCTCAGTCATTTTTTTTGCCAAGGCAATACGATAATTGCGCTCTGACTCTGCATAGTTTTCAACTAAGCCTCTTTGCTCGCTAAGCTTTGAT